GGTTTAGCTTCTGGCATCCTCAAGCTATTTAATAGCGTTGCAGGAATGTTGCGTGAAAAAAATCTTATGGATGCTGGTGCAGCTAAACAGCAGATAAAAGAAATAGCTAAAACAAAAAAGGTTATGCAAGATGCACGTAAGCATACTGAAGCTGTTCGTGATGCTATGCGCAAGCGTATTGATCACAAGCTGCTCTCTAAGTGGAGTCGAAAGGATTGATGCAGGGTGTTCTATCTGGCGAGAGAATATCCCCAGGATTTCTGCATTAGACACTGATAAAACAATGCGTAGTGTTATATTGCTAAATGAAGCAATGGAAAAAGCCTGTGCGTCAAACTAGCATTGACGAACAACTGCCTGACATTATCAAGGTATATAGAGAAACAGGATGCAGCGCGAGAGCGACTGCGGAAAAACTAAAAGTATCAAGACATACAATAATGCGTCGAGTTGCCAGAGCAATAGAGCTTGGCTTGTTGTCTCCCGATGAAAAGTTACAATGGGGAGAGATTGCGCAGATGTCTTACGAAAAAGAACAAGAACCAATATTCGAACCGCCATCTTTGGTTGAAGAAGATATACCGATTGCGGAGTTAATAGAACGTAGACTGCACGATTTTAAACGTAAATCAGAAGCATACGAAAGCAGGAAATTAATATCGATTAAAGTCAAAGAATCTGGCCCTGTTGGATTAATTGTCTTTGGAGACCCCCATGTGGACGACGATGGTTGTGATTGGCCTAGTCTATTACGTGATGTTGAGATAGCTAAAAACACCCCGGGCATGATGGCGGGGAACGTAGGTGATTTGCAAAATAACTGGGTTGGCAGATTAAGCAGATTGTATGGTGAGCAGGGAACAAGTAAAAGACAGGCGTGGCAACTTACTGAGTGGTTAGCAACAGAAGTGCCTTGGTTGTTCTTAATCAAAGGTAATCATGATATGTGGACAGGAACAGGAGATCCACTTGATTACATGAAAATACCGGGGCAAGGAGTATTAGAAGCGTGGTCTGTTCGCATTGCGTTGCAGTTGCCAAACGGCAGAGAAATACGTGTTAATTGTAGACACGATTTCCCCGGTCATTCGCAATGGAACTTAGTGCATGGCGTAAGTAAAGCAGCGCAGATGCATTATTCTGATCACATATTGCTGGCAGGACACAAACACGTAAGCGGTTACAATATTGTTATGCAACAGGACGGAATGTTATCTCATTGTATTCGTGTTGGGGGATACAAAAAATATGATAGTTACGCAAAAGTAGGAGGGTTCGAAGATCATAACTTTGCAAGCAGTTGCGTTTGCGTTATTGATCCTGACGCGAAAACAGAAACAGGACTTGTGCAAGTGTTTTGGGATGTTGAATATGCAGCTGACTACTTAACATTCTTGAAGCAAAAAGTTTAAGAAGTAATCTAACGTTTCTACATCGTATAGTCGCTCTCCCGCAGAATTAACATCATACGGTATTCCACGTAAATTATGTGGACTCATGTATATTTCTGCTTCGCTTGTTTTTAATGGTTTAGATTCTTGTTCCATTTAGGTCTCGGCTTTCCGGGGAATGGCATCCACGTACATTCCATAGCGTGAACACCAACGCCTTTCACAAGTATTTCTTCGGGTAATTGTGCTAAGTGATATTGCACTCGGTTAATGCAATCAACAGATGTTTGAAAAATGTGAGGTGTGTGAAAATCATACATCCATATACTTGCAATAATAACAGTAACTTTTGCCGACCACATGGTTTTTCCTACTCATATAAAAATTCTTCTCCATCTACGGTTAGCTGTCCAACATCTTCGCCTTGCATAAACTTACTTACAGCTACACCAAGCAGTGACAACGCATCATTAAGCTCTCCCGGCTTGCCGCGATTAACTATAAACGTTTCATACGGTTTGCCAGTTTCTGGATGCCATGAAAAAGTGATGGAAAACGGCCCAATGTTAATAGTCTCTGACGGTCTTCTGTTAACATTTGCTCCTTTTCCAAATAATTCTTTAGCCACGCTTGGTACTCCGATTGATGTTTTAAAATGTTCACCGCCAAAGAAACGGCTTTCGTCATGGTGTTTATGGGAGATTTAGAGAGCTTTCCACCACAATGAATCCGAATCTCTGGCGGTGCAACCCCTTCGGAGGGGAAGCTAATTACCGTCTCATGCAAATCCTGCGGTTGAATCGGAACTTGGTTCGCTGTCTCTATCTTTTGAGTGTACGACTTGGACTGCGTCAACGTGCAACTCCCATACTTTATATGGTTTGCCGTTTGATAGGGTAACGTCAGTTCTTTCTCTTGATCTAAACGTGCCAGTGACTACTAACGTGTTGCCCTTTCGTCCGGCTGGTGTACTTAAATACTTTGTAACACCGGGAATCCAGCATTGGCAATCAAAATATTCTGTTCGTTGCTCTCTTTCGCCTGTTTGTTTGTTCTTCCATGATTCACTAGCTGCAATAGAAAAGTTTGCTACTGTGCTACCGTTGATGTCTTTAACATCTGCATCGCGTGTTAAACGACCTATAATAGTAAGTTTCTGATACATATTAGTTACCTCTTTCTAGTTTGTCTTTTTTATTGTTGAACATAAGTAATACATTGTGCGCTGGCTCACCTTTGTTGATGCCTATTTTCATAAGTTTATCTTTGTGTAGATCACGTAACGCATCTAGTTCTTCAATTGTTTTTGCTTTGTTAATGCCAGCTTCGAAGTCTTCGAGGACTGGATATTCTTTTTTGTTTTGAACAGCTACATATTTATTAGCGTCAAACTGATTAAGAAACACGTCTGCATTAAAGCCTAGATAACTCAAACATTTTGTTAAGCCATCTGTGGTTGCTTTTTTGAGACAATCATCATCTGGTTTGTTGTTGAAATCAACTAGCGATGCACCACCGTACTGACATACTGTCTGTGTTTTGTTGCCATGCCATAGTGTGATTTTAACCATGATTGTTTTTCCGTCAGGAAAAAATAACGGTTCTCCTATGTCCCAGCCCCAGCCTGTGCCTGCTGGGCCGAACTGTTCTGTTGCAGCTTTCACTTGCGACATTGCGTCGATTGCGCTAAAGCGACCAGCTTTTTTGACAACGTCAGGGCTTGATATACAAACCTTATTCCATAATTCCATATTTTTATTCATGTGGCTCTCCATATTGTTTCAGTGCATTTATCTGTTCTACTAAAAGGCCTTCGTCGTTTGTTTGTGTTGTAAACAAGTCCAGCGTCTTTAAGTTCTGTTATGCGTGGTCTTAATGACCCCTTCTCCCTTTCTGCTAGTATGCAAATTTCTGTGCTTGTTAATCCTATACTGTGTTCTTTCAGTATGTTTAAAACCAACATTCTATCAGTTGTTGGGTTGTTTTTGACAACCGTTTCTGCAGCCATTGCTGATGTTATTGTTTTGCCGGGAGAAACGTTTATTGAATTTAAAAGCTCTAATAAATCTTGTCGTGCCATTTGTTACTCCAAAAATGCTTTGATTGGATTGTTATTGTTTTGTTCGCAAACAGAAGCAGCAGAACAGAAGTGCATACATTTGACGTAAGCACCTTGTTCATACTCAATGTAAAATTTATTTTTTTCAGATTTTGCATAGGGCCGACCAGCAGGGTTGATTGGCGCTTCTAAAAACTTTTCTGCATCATCTTTTGTTTCAAAAACTCTAACTGCGTTAACTCTACCTTCTTTCTTTACTTTCCACTTTTGATCACGCAACCAACGTTCCTCATCGCTACATAACGGAAGCTGTGTTTTAGCCGCTATGTGTTTCGCAAACCGTTGCTCGATGTAATCATGCGTGTCAGGTATTGACCAAGCTGGTACACGTAAACGCTCTATGGGTGCTTCGGGGTAATTTTGACGTTTGGCTGTTTTAGCTTCGTGTATTGCTACGCTCCAATCCTTATACCAAACAGACACTTCTAACTCGTCAACCTCTATACCGTGATGGTGCATGAGATAACGATAGATATTTAGTTGTGCCTCGTTTTCAAACGGAACACCTTTACTGTAACGTGCCACCTTACCTGATTTGAAGTCAGTAAGTATGCCTTGATAAAACACATCTATTTTGCCTGTAAGCTTTACAGAACGGCCCTCTGATGTTCCAAACGACATAGAGTACCGTTTTTCTGTTAACGCTCCTTGTGGGGCGCATTTCGCAAGATGTGCGTGTATAGCTGTGCCTATTAACAAATCTATTTGATTGGACACATCTGTATTTATTTTGTCATGGTGTTGTTGTGCTAATTGCAACTCTCGCGGTGGACGCAACAAATCTGTAGCAGAAAAAACATCTACTTCTGCAAAATCTTTGAGTTCACGTTCACGGTCTTTTTGTGAATAAAGCGCAAGATTTTCCCAACACGCATGAAGATTGTGTTTATTGGACAGAGTCATCTATAAAAACCTCTTTGGAATTGATTACATTGTCAAATTTGGTTTTTGCAGCGTGACTGAGCAAAGTAATACATTGCGCAAGATCATCTTTGATGTCCGCGCCTGCAGCCACATATGCTTTGGAAGTATATTCTAATGCTGACGCAACAAGTTCTGCTTGATCAATGTGTGTTTTGACAAGTTCAGGACTTGGAACGTAAGTGTTCTTGAAAAAATTAGGTATATTCATTTTAGCTCTCTCTATTGTTGATTATAAAATAAAGGGTTCGACTCTTCAAGCATTTTAATGCGGGGATAACTCAGCCCCTCTCCCCCACTTGTTAACGAAAACTACCAATCGCAGAGTCGATTTCTGTTTTACGGTCACCGCGCCCCTTTAAAGCGTTCCGGGATTAGGGGGAAAATATTATAAAAGCAGTGTCTTCATGATTTCTGCATTAGACATTGTTTTGAGTGCGTTTACGTGTGTAATTCTTTTAATTAATGTTTGCACTGCACGTAATGGCCCTCGACTGTGAGTGAGATCGATAGCATTTAAGCAGTCAATCCATTCTGCAATGCGAGGAAAAGATGCGTACTTATGTTGTTTCTCTAATCGTTTTGTTGCTTCAATAATAAACGCAATTGGGAAACCTTCTAATGCTTCGTAATAAGCTGTCATGCCATCTTTGGTTGGCATTTCTTTAATCATCAAACTTTGTCGCAATTGATCAAAACATCTTCCTATTTTAGCACGATGTTGTAATTGTGTGTCTTTGCATCGGTATGGTTCGTTTCTTTGTTCCCATTGTTTTATTTTTTCTTTCATTGTTTCAGCTATAGAAAGTACTTTGTCGCGTTTTTCTTGAGGCCATTGCTCTATGCTCTTAACTGAAACGTCTTGATCCATAAGCACCGTCAATGATGCTTGATCTACTTCTTTCAGTGGTGTCTGAAAACTCTGATCGTCGAGATAATTTGGTTTTTGCCTCGATATACTTCGTCCGTCTTTTGCAATGGTTAAGGAATGTCCTGTGCCAGTCTTTTTTGGAAGCACCGTAGGTTGTCCAGAAATCTCTGAACTCGGTAAGTTCGACTTCGATATCAAGTCGGTCGTAAGTTTGGACAATTTCTGCGTATTGTTTGTCATTTGGCCTCCATCCATGCGGTATCTTGTGGGAATTGGTCATATTTTCTCCTTATGAGTCCATACAAAGCAATCAATGTAGCTTCTGCCCTCCCATCGTGTTTTTTAAGAGGCCATTGTGTGCTTGTTTTGAACAACGCAGTAGCTAGATTTCTGCTTTGGTCTTTTTGTTTTGATAGTTGGTAATAAGATTTCCATTTTTTTGCAGTCACCCATTCTATTTGTTTGTTTTGTGCTGCTAATACACCTTCAACCAACCCTTTGCTACGTCCAAATTTAAACATAGATACAACGCCTTGATTTGGCATTGCGTGTACATTTTCTATAATAATGTGATCGCTTTTGTGTTGTTTAATTATCGATTTGAGTTGATACGCACATATAGAGTTATCTACTACTGGCATATCTGTTACGTTTACCAGCGTAAGTGGATAAAGACTAACAGTCGCAATTGCTCCTTTTAGCCCCAAGTCTATGCCTGTGACACTTTGCATATTCGTAACTTTCTTTGATTACTTGCTCTTTGGAAGGTAGTCCCAGCGTTTGAAACCAGACTTCAAAACTGAAACACGAAGGGTCACGGTCTCCGCACTCCCATTTACTTACTAAACGGTCTGCGAAACCGAGCATATGGTTAAGGTCATCCTGCGTTAACCCTAAAGCCATTCTTTTAAATGCCAAAAATGGCCTTATTAATGTCAGATGAGCCTTAGTATCTGCATCTAACCGCGCCCCCATACACTACTAATACGTTAAAATACGCACAAATCAAGTTTTTTAGTGCGTAGTAGGTTCTTCTTCCTTTATTTGTTCGTTTCTTTTAGTAATTTCTTCACGATATAAAGCCATCCACTCTAATTCTAACTGATACGCAAAGAAAGCTATGTCCATTAATCGGTTAGACCAGCCTTGTGCGAATGTATCGCTACCAAAACAATATCTTGTCATTCTATTTGCTAAATACTGCGTTAGTAACTTGCGAAAATGATATGTGTGTATGTTATTGTTTGTGTATTTAAGCAATGCACCTTCTGTTTTTGATCCAAAGATACCGTCTACTTTTAATTCCTCACCAGCAACAGTGTTGATTGTTCTTTGCAAAACGGAAACGGCTGCTCCCGGCCCTTGATTTATTGAACAGTCGTAAAAAGCTAACGCAAGTCCGGGCGACCAATTCCAAATCCTAAAAGGTTTGCCGTATTTATTGTAGAGTATCAGATCAATTTCATCGTTTGAGAAGTTCATCAAATCTTCTTTTGTGTACTCTGGATTATACCTCAACGATACGCCACGTCTGGTAAAACCACCGGGATCTTCGGGATGGTTGCTGACATCACCTTCCCATTTAGCAATTAAGTTCTTAAAGTTTTGAAATATTGATGCAAGAAAAAACTCTTCGGTTTTGATGTCAGTCATTTGTATTCCTTCCATACACAATTTTAGCAATGTGTTTTGATAGTTCTAGGTTCATTGTAATAAGCAATAACCAGAACGGTGTAATTACAAAACTAATAACAACGCCTGCAACAAGCGTAGGGTTGATATTAAGGCCAAGCATAAGCCAGAAAATTACGAAAGTAGTAAGCATATGCAACACACAAAACACACCTACACGCGCAGTAAACAATTTAGCAATGTATGACATTTATGCGCTCCCTTTGGGTGGTACATTTACCCACGTAAACCAGTAACGATTCCACACTGGTTTTTCGTAACCGAACAAACGTTTCGTCATGTACAAAAATATTGAAATAATTGCACCGCCAAGCAATGCAGCCATCATGCCTGCAAAAGTGCCTGCAAGCAGAACAGTTAGCCCAAGCGTTACAACAATGTCTACAACAACGTCAAAACACAAAACGCGTTTGATGTTGAGTTTGGCAAGCAAAAAAATGATGCCGATAGCGGCTATAACGCCTGAGAAAACTGTGACTGCCATTATGCTGCTTCCTCTTCCTCGTTGTGTTTTTCTAAAGCGGTTACAAGCTGACCAGCGAGGTTACGCACTTCGTCCATTGTCATGTAAACGTGAGTGTTAGCACCTACAAACTTGAGTAATACACAAGCAGGGGAAAACTCGTCTGAATTACCTTTTGTTTGGTATTCCACGAATGTAGATACACGGTCGTATTGGTGATTAGTGTAAATGTCAATCATTAGAAATCCTCTTCTAGTCTTATTACTTGAAACTCTTGATCGATGTCATCACCATATAGTAGTTTGTCTTTGATGATGTCTTTGATGTCAGAGAGCTGTAAATCATCTACCTCGTATTGTGCGTGTAGATAATCTTTAGCAAACATTTGAAACGTAAACGTTGTTGTTAAGTCAACTGTAACTGTGAATGATGGTGGTTGCATGATTTGCTCCTTTGTTGGCAAGGGTGGGGGGATTCGAACCCCCTGATTAGCGCAAACTAATCCTAGTTTTGGAGACTAGTGTGCCACTCCTTCTGCAC